GGGTATATTTGGGAACTGTAGGGCTAGTATATCCTCCATTAGAGGGCCTTAAGGATATTATATCATCCATTTCCAGTATGTGGACAGCTAATCAACTTATATACTAAGGGAGATACTTAGACCAACTCGATGAGTAAAGTATATACTCTAACCTATAAAGTGCCCGATAAGTCCAATCACAGAGGGAGAAAATGGGGCGGCCCCGAGGGCTACGAGAGTAGACCGAGTACTAGTCCCCAACCCACCATACGGCGGTTACTACTCGTAACCTAGTATGGTCCCCCCTTCCTCTGGAAGGGAGTATTATGTAGGAGAGAGACTAGCCACCCGCAAATCTCCGGTAGTGGACAAAAATAGGGTAGCATGCAAACAACATTCTGTCAACAGAAAAATAATTAGGCCATCAATCTTATTTCTTGACACTGCCTTCTTAGTGTGGCATTATTCTGGTAGCAGCTTGAGGCCCACATGAAAGTCCCTGTCCACAGAAATTACCACCGCTTAATTACCCTACTAGTATATCCCTCCCTTTGTCCTGACGGCATAGAGGCAAGAGAAGATGGCACCCTGGTTCTTACCTACTACCCAATCTGTCGAAGACACAAGGGTAGAGTAGGCCGCGTCCTAGAAGACCTAGCTTACCTAGAAAAGTTAGGCTTTATATACGACCGCCGTTTTATCTCTAAGGGGCGGTGCTCCCTTCGTCTTCGAAATAATAAAGCTCTAACTCAGTACTATGGGGGACGTTAGTGGACAATCCCGCTCTAACTAAATTACTAAAACGACTTGAGTTTTTAAAGAAAGCCCGACATTCTGCTTTGTATCCAGAATCTATGGATAAGGCCATTAAGAATCTAGAGGCTGCTATTGAAAAGATGAGGCAAAATTAGTATGGGACGTCAAGCCGACTTAGTGGAAACAGTAGAAAAACTGCAGGAAGAAATACTTTATAAACCAACTAGGCGGGAACGGGAATTAAAGGCCCGCTTCTGGTACCTAGTAGGCAACGACCCTTTTATTGACCCAAAAGTCGTCACCAGTTCTGCTAACTCCGTCCGTACTTTCCTAGGTGCCAACCTTCCAAATTGGACTAGTCCGGGTTTTCAAGATTGGTTTCTAAATAGAGAAGAATATAGAGTCAAGATTGAGTACTTATTTGGGCTCAGCCTAGATGCTATGGAAGAAATTCTGGTCAACAATGACCCCAAGGTTCAGGGGGCCAGAGTTCAATTAATTCGGGCACTTGCAGAACTGGCCGGTAAAGTGCCGCATAAACAAGCAAATATCCAGATTACTTCCAATACAGCAATAGCCAACAGAATCGAGGGGATGAGTAAGGAAGAACTGGAGAAGTATCTTGGTAATTCTGCCATCCTAATATCTGATGAAAAAAATACTTGACAAGAGAAACTAGATGCAGTATAGAAGAATTAATAATGTCCCACTGCCTGTAGGCAAGACTACCCCACTAGTGAGACAGGAAACGGCAGCAGATGGTGTATGGGAAGCTACCCTGACTATCGATTCAGACAGTGTCCTACTATCTCTGTTCGTCTCCTCTCTCGCTTCAGGAAATTTAGATGTGGTAGCCTATACCTTTGCTGAGGCGGGTAAAGAGGCGGAAATAATCACTTTTCCGACTATTGTAGCCCCAACCTCTGAGTTGCTACTACGAAAGGCAGCTGCTACCCTCTCCAACATTAGGGTGGTAGTTACGGCTACAGGCCTTGCCACTTTTGACTTACGAGCCAAGGCAATCAGTGCGGGCGAAAGTAGTGTTAAAATAGTCGGAGCAGCCGACCTCATAACAGACCAGCTCACAGTAGGAAACACACCAACCAGCTTAATTGCCACTTCCCTGACTGACAGACTAGGTCTTGTTATCCGTAACTGGTCTTCTACCGACACATTATATATAGGAGAGACTGCCCTAAAGGCTACCACCTCTGCTGGATATCCAATCGCCCCAGGCGAATCCTTAGGGATAGATATCCAAGCAGGGCAATCTCTATTTGGGACAGCAGACCCTACCAGTGTTGACCTTCGCATTATGCAGGCAGGTGAGTCATGATGGGAGGTAGACGTGGCAGTATTTAGTCCGGTCGGAAGCAGTCAAGTAGCTGTTAGCATCACTGGGGCTACTAACCCTGCTATTACTAATGTAAGTCTGGTAGCAAATACAGAGTATGCAGTTTCGCTTCCAAGCGGTTGTAAGCAATTCATCCTAAAACTGCGGGACTCTAAGGCTAAACTGCAAATAGCATATATTCTTGGAGATTCTAATATAACTTATTGGACTGTGCCACAGGGTAATTATTGGGCGGTTTCTGACATCAACTTCTCCAGTCAGACACTCTACTGTATGACTCCTAGCACAGGTCAGACTCTAGAAATTATTACACTCACATAGTTTACTTGGCTAATTTTGGCCGAGTAATTAGATAAGGAAAAGTTATGAATAACTTAGGTATTTGGAAAATCTCGGTAGACACAGCTGATTTGGCCAACGGCAGTTCTATCGCAGCTTACCTTACCTCCAGTTCTGGGGCCCTTTTGGACTCCGTGTCGATTGGCGGTAATGACAGCTTATATGTCAAATCGGCCTCCGAGTTTGCTGAAGACTCGGCTCATGTCTCTGGCGATTATGGTAGTCTAGCTCTTGTTGTTCGAAATGATGCGGGCGGCTCTATGGTGTCTGCTGACGGCGACTACTCTCCTCTCCAAGTAGATTCCACAGGTCGCTTACGCGTTATTGCTGACCTAACTACTGCCTTTGACTACACCTATGCAGAAGATTCGGCTCATACTGATGGGGACCTTGGTGCCTTCGTCCTAGCTGTACGCCAAGACACTCTTGCCAGTTCAACTAGTGCCAACGGCGACTATGGTGCTTTTAAGCAAACCAACCTAGGTGAACTATATGTCAAAGATAGCTCTGCCAATACTACCCTCACTAGTATCGACACCAGCTTAAACAATATCGAAGCCGACACCGCAGCTATTAACACGAATGTAGCGGACATTGAAACTGAATTACTTGACCAAGGCATCACCCTAGACAGTATTCTTTCTGAACTCCAATCTCTTACTCAAGCTGAAGATGCTGTTCATACTTCTGGTGACCTGGGCATAATGAGTCTAGCTGTTCGTAATGATGCAGGCACCGCCTTGGCTGCTAATGGAGATTATATACCACTTTCTACCGATGCTAGTGGAAATCTCCGTGTAACCGGTTCTGTTTCTGTTAACGGTACCTTTGCAGAAGACTCCGCCCATACTAACGCAGACTCCGGTATGCATGTCCTTACTGTTCGTAAGGATGCTTTATCTTCTAACGTGTCTGCTGATGGTGATTATGGCAGTTTCCTTGCATGGTCTGAGGGCTCGCTTAAGGTTGTTGATATTCCTAATATTGCTGTTGTGGCCGCTGCTGTTAGTGTTACTACCACTGCTACTGCTCTTCCTACCACCCCTGCCACCAACCGTCGTTCTATCGTCATCCAGAACCGAGGAGATAAACCTATCTTTGTCGGACCAAGCGGTGTAACTACGTCTAGTGGTATTGAGATACCAAAAGGAGGCAGTTACGAGGCTGAAGCGGGTCCTACTGTAGCCTTCTATGGTATAACAGCTTCCGGTTCCGCAGATATTCGAGTTCTAGAGTTGAGTTAACCCCCCAAGGTCTGCGATGGGTGCCCCTCATCGCAAAACTCTTGACTATGCTGTTTGTTTGAATTATTGTGGGTTTAGGGTAGCTAGTGCTACACGAAAGACAATAGAGTGCTTCGAATATAGGGAAAGAGAGAATTCGAATCCCTAGTAGAAGACTAGGGGAGTCACGTCCCCAACCCACAATTTACAGGGAGGGAGTATGAAAATAACGGATTTTACAATGGATGATGCCAAGAAGTGTGCTGAGCTATTGGCTCTTCTAACGGCTACAAATAAGCTAATTGACTCAATGAAGTTGGCGGGTATTAGTGTCACAGGTTCAAGTGCTGCTTCCAAGGAGGCTGTCTTGGCTTGGGTTAAGACACTTGCAACTCAGATGGCAGATAAACTAGTTGAGAACCAAAAGTCAGTCAAACCAGAGGCCCCAAAACCAACTTCCCCACCTAAATCTCAAAAAGCAGCAAAGTCCAAAAAGAAGGGCAAGTAATATGGGAGGATTATCCTACAATCCTGATTTATCTGACGTTTTGCAGAACTATCAGGCAACACGTATTACTGTGTCTACGACAGAAGTAGAGGCTAAGGTAGGTGCCTCTCGTAATGCTAACCGACAACTAATTGCAATTTATAATGATAGTTCTACTACTGTAGTATACTACGGTCCCACTGGAGTCACCGCTAGTGGTGGATTTGGTCTCCCACTTAACCCCGGACAGGCTATTACTCTTTCCCTAGGCAACGCCGGTATATTCCTCATAACAGCTTCAGGGTCTGCCCCTGTCATAATTCAGGAGCTCTCGTGACCCAATTCTTTCAAGGACAAATAAAGGGCACTAATAGAATAGAAGGCGCGACAGATGGAACCTTAATAGGCAATGTAGGGGATTCTCTAAAAGTCGTATATGGCAGTGGAAGCCCGACTACTAGCACTATGTCCTGGGGAAAAAAGCTTCGCTATGATGACATGAATGCCTCCACTGGAGGAATTGCCAGAGGCTCCACTATAACAGTTGCAGCCGGATATACAAATATATATTCATATAGTGGCTCTGGTTACCTAGCAGGTCTTATAGTAAATATAGAGACTTTCTCGGGCTGGACATTCAGATTACAAATTGATGGGGATACAATTTTTGAACTCGTTGACACCGATTTGACTACAGATACCATATATGATGTAGATGATGTTACTGATAGTAACCAGTCTAACTTAGGAATATCCAAATCTAGTCACGATAGATTTGTTTGGCATGCACCTATGAATTTACCGATTTACTATTCATCTAGTATAGTTGTCAGCATTAAACGCACTGGCAGCAGCAAAAAGTTTCAAGCCGGATTGGTTGTACTTAGTAGGGAGACATAATATGCCAATTAGTACTACTTGGCCTAAGATAAAAGCCTTTAGCAACTCTCGAGGCGTGTCCGTACAATGGCTAGAATTCGACGAATACTACGCGATAGCCGTGTGCGATAATGTATTCCACCTAGAGACTCTACTCAGCAAAACCCCCTCAGATACAACCGACCTTCTGGATTTCGAAAATAATTATAAAGCTGTCGGCAACAGACATAGTAACGTAGTCGTGCCCGCTGCTATGTCTACCGCTGAGGATTACAGGTTCCGAGGAGATGCAACCGCTTGGACTACTTGTGCAGCTAACCAAACTACTAACATAGACTTTACTCCCTCGGCTAATGAGGACAGATGGGTTGATGGTGGTTGGCTATTATATGAGGCAGCTAATGCCGGGGACTGGGTTACTTTCCAAGTATCGCACCCGCAGGCGGGTCCAGTTGAAACTTTTATACCAAAATTTTTACTACAATCCGGGAAAGCTAAAGATGAGATACGTGTATATGCTGCTAGGATTCCCGCAGGATTAGGATTAAGAGTGATATATACAAATGTGGGACCAAATACAGCCTATTGTGGAATAAATTATAGGTTACATAAACGGGGGTAAAGCCTTGTATATACTTTTTACCACTAGCCATAGTTTTGTCAGTAAGGCTATACTCAAACTGACTGGTGAGCCCTGTTCCCATGTAGCCATCCAAGTTGGCGAATTTATTATTCATAGTTCTCTACTTGGCCCTGAGATAATTACTATGGAAAAATTTTACCAGTCCCGACGTGTAATTGGTAGAATAAGGGCAGACCGGTTTTTACTTCACGGTTTGCTGAGGTTGATGGGTAAAATCAACCACCAAGGATATGACTACCCAGCTCTTATTCACTTGGGGATTCGCTACTATCTAAAAGCTAAACTAGGAATACCCATACCAAAAGTAAATTTATGGCAAATATCTGGAATGTGGACTTGCACTGAGTTCGCTAGTAAGGTTATACTTGGGGAAGTAGATAGTATGATTACCCCCTGGCAGTTATACATTAAATTAGGGGGAAAACCGGAGGATGCATTATGTACTACATCAAAATAAATCAAGAAGCTAGCATCTCTAGGGCGCATGAAGGTGATGCTGGATATGACCTAGTTGCAACTAGTATTACAGGAACGGTAGATGGCAAATGGATTTATGGAACCGGCGTTGCTGTAGCAATTCCATTTGGGTTTGTTGGCCTACTAGTGCCACGTTCTAGTATAATCAAGAAGGAAGCTATCTTATCTAATTCAATGGGCATAATTGACTCAGGCTATCGAGGCGAAGTACGAGCTGTTTTTACTGCGGACAATGCCCCCTATGAATTAGGAGAAAGATGCTGTCAATTAGTCATAGTCCCTTGCTACTTAGCAGAACCTAAGGAAGTACAATCCTTAGAAGAATCTAGTCGAGGGAGTAACGGATTTGGTTCGACAGGACGATAAACCTAACAATAGTATCTATTTAGAAGGTCCATCTCCCGGTAAGTATGCTGTGTATGTCTTTTTCTCTAAAGAGGAGCTGGATGTTCTAGTAGCCGCAGCTGGCAAAAAGAATATAGCTAAGTATATACGAGACTTAGTTTTGGAGGAGGTTGGAATAGATGACATTTAGTTCTAAATGGGCAGAAGATATATATAAGCAAAAGTACTCCTTAGATGGTAAGGAGACGTGGTTAGAGACTTGTACTCGAGTAATAGAGGCAGTAGCTCCCAATTGGAAACCTGACTCTAAGGAAAAACTACTTGGGCATATGGTGTCTAGAAGATTTATTCCGGGAGGTCGTTATCTATATGCAGCTGGGCGTAGTTTTCACCAAGTGAATAATTGCCATGATGGCGATACTCGTATTATTACTAGAAAAGGAATTTTCTCTTTAAGGGAACTTGTGGACAAGCCAATAGAAACCCTTAATAGGTTTGGTAACTGGGAAGAGTCGACTGTACGTAATTTTGGTATACAACCCCTGCAGGAGATACTTTTTTCCGACGGTCGAACCGTCCTTGCTACAGCTAATCATAGATGGTGGCAAGAAGATGGAACACGAGTTACAACTGAGCAGCTTAAAGAAGTACCAATTGCTCCAAGTGCACCTGTACAGGATTACGACATAGAAGGCGTAAGGCATGGAATTATTTTTGGTGATGGACAGTTAGACCACAAGACCAAGACCTATTCCTATGTAGTCCTTATTGGCGCCAAAGAAGATTTGCATACGTATTTCAGTGACGAGCCGGTACTGAGAAAAGGAAAACATGATAATCTACGAGTATGGCCAACCAAAAAAAGGATTAAGGCGGGACTAAAGATTACCCTTCAAGATGGAAACTATAAGTCTTTACCGGATAAATGTACCCCAGAATATGCAAGGGGCTTTATCGCAGGACTTATAGCCACAGATGGTTGTACTAAAACCACCTCTGTTACAATTAGTTGTGAAGGATTTAGTCTTGCTCAGAAAATAGCTGAATTGGCCGTATTAGGCGGATGTAGAGTTAAGCACGTTAAAGTCATTAATAGAGTCAATCCTTTTGACGGCTCAGCTAGGGAACTTTCTCAGATTACGCTAGAGAATCAATCTGCTCCAATTATTAGAAAAGACCAACAGACCGCTATTAAGTCCAAGGTTAATTCACTCAAGGTAGAAGATATACGATACAGTGGTAGAACTGAAGAGACATATTGTGTAGTCGCGCCAAAATCGGAATCTTTTACCTTAGCTAATGGTTTGATTACTTCTAACTGTTTCCTCTTTCGAGCTGAGGATAGTCGGGAGGGATGGGCTGACCTCATGCAAAAGGTTACTGCCTCTCTTATGACAGGTGGAGGTATAGGAGTAGATTACTCTAGTATTAGACCTGAAGGTTCTCCTATAGCACGAACCGGAGGAGTTTGTACTGGACCCCTGGCTCTTATGCACATGATTAATGAAGCCGGACGTTTTATTATGCAAGGCGGACAAAGGCGCTCGGCTATCTGGGCTGGTCTAAATTGGCAACATAAAGATACACCTAAGTTCCTGGACTGTAAAGACTGGTCAAAAGACATTAGAGCCATCAAGGAGTCTAACTTTAACTTTCCAGCGCCTATGGAGTTGACCAATATATCCATAATATATGACACAGAATTTTTCCTTGCTATAGAAGATGAAGCGCATCCTAAGCATTCGCTAGCTAAGGAGGTTTGGTATACTAATTGCAAAAAAGCATTTAGTACGGCTGAGCCTGGTATGTCCTTTAATTATCTAAAGGACAGAGAGTCTCTCCGTAATGCTTGCACAGAAGTAACTAGCGAAGATGACAGTGATAAATGCAATCTAGGCACTGTATGGCTAAACCACTGTTCTAGCCGAGAACAGTTTGCTGAAGTAGTGAAATTAGCTACAGAATTCCTATTACTTGGCGGTTTATATTCAAACACGCCTACAGATAAAATTAGGGAAATAGGTGACCATAATAACCGTATAGGCCTTGGCCTTGGGGGTATTCATGAGTGGCTAATGCAAAGAGATAGTGGCTACCAAGTTACTCCTGAGCTCCATAAGTGGCTGCGTATCTATGAACAAGAGTCGGATGCCACAGCGTATATAGCTTCTAAAAGATTAGGAGTTAACATTCCCAAAGGCATTAGGGCTATAGCTCCAACGGGCACTATAGGTATACTAGCTGAAACTACTACGGGTATAGAGCCCCTCTTTTGTAAATCCTATAAAAGACGCTACTATAAAGAAGGCCAATGGTACTATCAATATGTAATAGATGGTTCTGTTAAATCCTTACTAGCTAAAGGCATTAAGCTAGAGTCTATCCAAGATGCTTACGACATTCAGTTTAAGGATAGAGTAAAGTTTCAAGCAGATGTACAAAATTATGTAGACATGGCAATTAGTTCTACCTGTAATTTACCTGAATGGGGAAGTGAGTCTAATAATGAGAGTACTCTGACAAAATACTCTAGTACATTACTAAAGTATGCCCGAAGATTACGCGGCTTCACTTGTTATCCTGATGGAGCTAGAGGCGGTCAACCCCTAGTTCCCGTGCCCCTAGAGGAGGCACTAGCCAGTGAAGGTGTAGTACATATGGAAGGTACCCTAGATAGCTGCGAGATAGGCAAAGGAGGGGTTTGTGGAAGTTAACTACGTCAATTCAACTCCTAATGGGGAGGCTACTATAGCCTACTGTGCCCGAGTATCTAGCCCTAACCAAGACAATCCAGAGTATGAGAAATTACTCCGGTATTGTTGGAATAAGGGGCACTATTCTATATTTGAAATGGCGGACCTAACAGTAGAGATAACTACTAGTAGAGCTATATCCGCTCAACTACTGCGGCATAAATCCTTTAGTTTTCAGGAGTTTAGCCAGAGATATAGTGCGGTTCTTCCTTCTTTCGAGGTGGTAGGGGCTAGGTCTCAAGACCTAACTAATAGGCAGTCTAGTCATGATGATTTGGATAAGTACACGAAGGATTGGTTTACGGCTGTTCAAGAAGACCTATTTCAACATTCTTTCTCCCTATATGAAGAAGCCCTTCGTAAAGGCATAGCTAAGGAATGCGCCCGTAATTTATTGCCTATGGCCTCTCCTACTAGGCTGTATATGAAAGGAAATATTCGTAGTTGGATGACTTATCTAAATACCAGACTTGACAAATCAACCCAGTTAGAGCATCGTAAAGTAGCCGAATCTATACATAAGATTATGGCAAACTACTACCCAATATGTGCCTCTCTCATCAATAAGGAATAATAATATGAATGGTTGGGCCCCAAAAGATATCAAAAACAGCAATTCCATTCTGTCGGCAAACCTATCTGCTGTGCAGATGGGTAATACTTTTTCTCTTTCAGCTGGAGGAGCTAGTCGAGCGCTACTGGTGGCGATTAAATGCTCTAGTATAGCAGGAACAGTGACCTTTCAGCTGCAAAATTCTCTTGGAGCAGACTGGGTTAACGTCTCTGGTAAGACGGCAACAGGCACCAATGGATGGGCTTATATTAAGCTGCATGCCGGAGTAGTTGCTGATGCAGCCTTGCTCCCCCTATTAGATATTGGTCGAATAGTGGTTACTACGGATGGCTCAGGAGCTGGTACCATCGAAGAGCTGAAGGTCCTTCAGGAGCTGTAAGATGTCCCTCGATGACATTAGACTTAAAGCCTTAGCCTTAGAAAGACTTCGCAACATAAGGTTGGTCGAAGCCTTTGACCCCTTTAACCTCAATAGTAGACCTAATACAATCCAAGGTGAATATCTTCGGGATATTAATCAATATAAATTACGCCTAATTAGGGCTGGTGGGCAGAGCGGCAAATCGAGCAATATTGCCAGAGAATTCGCCTGGATATTAACTGATACGCATCCATACTGGAAAAAGCCCATAGAGTGGAATAGTGAACCTTACTTAATGCTAATTGCCGGACAAGACCGAAAAATGATGGAGACAGAGCTTTGGGGTAAAAAGCTAAAGCCCTTCCTAGAAGCCCAGGAGGGAGAGGGAGTCTGGCGCGAAGTACGCAGTGGTAATACTCTTCAACACGTAGAACACCGTAAGAAGGGTTATAAGATTGTCTTCCTAAGTCATTCCGACAGTAGTGAGTCCAACCGAAAACACATGCAAGGTTATGTTGCTCATTTTGTCTGGATGGATGAGTTGTCCAACAGTATATCCATCATAGAAGAACTTCAAAGACGGGTAATAGCTAAAAATGGTTGGTTTTCTCTTAGTTTTACCCCCAAAGGCAAAGCTGAATCTATTCGAAAATGGGCTGATGGGATTTCAGAACCATATGGTAAAGTCTATCGTATGGGTCAATTGGATAATCCTATATTTTCTGACCGAAAAGAGCAGTTACTAGCTACAATAGCAGGAATGCCTGAAGGTATGAGGAATACAGTTCTTTATGGTGACTGGGAAGTTGGAGAACAAACTGTCTATCAATTTAGTTGGGACATGGTAGAGACCCCAGAAGGTTATTCAAAACAATGGCGACATGTAGAAGCCAATGACCCTGCTATGAGTGGTAAGTCGGGTATCTTGTTATTTGCCCAAAACCCGACCTCCCTAGTTTGGTACGCGGTTAAAGAGGAATATGTAGACGGCTACTATTCTCCTGATGACCTAGTAAATTATGTTAAAACTATGACGGCATCATACAACATAATTAGACGAGTAGCTGACCCCCACGAAGCCTGGTATATCGGTATGGCTTCTAAATTAGGACTAGTGTATCTTAGTCCTTACAAGAAAAATGAGAGAAAAGACGAACTAGTCAAAGGTCTTCAACATGCCCTCTCTTCTGGGTTTCTTCGTATAGCTCCTTGGTGTGAGAATTTCATTAATGA